ACAGTTAGAAATTCATGCTGTGGGAGATGAAGTAGAGAAAGTAAAAGCTGGGGACAAAGTATATGTTCAAACATTTGCTTTAGAAGGAGCAGAGAAGATAGATCTAGATGGTAAGATTAAGTTGTTAGTAAAAGAGTTTGACATTGCAATAGTGTATTAATATGAATGAGTTGCGTTACGAACAGTATAATAAAGCAATAATGAAGGATTTGAAAAAAGAGAATGTATCCGCTACACAAGAACCTAAATGGGTTGATCCTCAAGATTATAGTAAAAGAATATTGGACAACATGCCTAAATGGACTAGTATTACATCTCCTACATTACAACCAGATGCATTAAGACCAAAGCATTATGGTGGTGCTGATAGTACATACGAAGTTTTTAAAGTTTTAGAAGCTTGGGAACTTGATAAAGATTTTTATTTAGGTAATGTGATTAAGTATGTAGCAAGAGCTGGTAAAAAAGATCCTGCAAAAGAAAAGGAAGATTTACAAAAAGCTTTAGTATATTTGCAGCGTAGAATTGATAGTTTATGATTTTTGTTTATTTGATTATAGGATTGTTAGCATTGTATGTTCTGTATGAACTGCAGAAGTTTTGGAGATTACCATCATATCATAAAGTATATAATATGTGGCAAGAAGATCCAGAAAAAATATCTAGAGCTAACTTAACTGTAATCATTATGTGTATGATAGCATATATATTAGGATTAATTTCTGCAACAATGATAAGTTAAATTTTTGTTTATTTATTTATAGCCTCAGTTTTACTGGGGCTTTTTTTTGTTAAAAATTTTTTGTATATTATTATATAACAATTAAAATTTAGAAATCATGCCAGAAAAATTTGTACCTCAATCTCCAGATTTATATTTAAAAACAGATGCTGATGCAGCATTAGTAAAATTTGGACATTTAAATTATTTATTAGAACAAGCAAATAATAATGTTTATGCTAATAATGCAGTTGCATTAACAGCTGGACTAAAAGCAGGTGATTTTTATAGAACTGCTACTGGTCAATTATTTATTGTTTATAATCCATAATATTATACATTATGGATATTTTAAATTTTATATCATGGCTAAAAGATAAAAGACTTTTTCATGTTATTGATCCAGCAAAAACACTTTTACCTATTGGTATAAAAGATAAAAGACGTGATGATGATTATTTAACCGGTGCAATATCCGTAGCAGATTTTATTTCTCAAGTAGGCACAGGAACACAAGGTCCACAAGGCATACCTGGTCCACAAGGTCCACAAGGAATTGCTGGACCTCAAGGAATACAAGGAGAAACTGGAGCTGCTCTAACTGTATTAGGATCATATCCTGATTTAGCAAGTTTTTTAGCTGGCGCTGGTGGTTCTCCAGGAACAGCTGGTACAGCATGGATTATTGAATCAGATGGTTCTTTATATGTATGGGATACATTAACTAATACATGGAATGATGCAGGAGATTTACAAGGACCACAAGGTATTCAAGGTATTCAAGGTATTCAGGGTCCTCAAGGGATTCAAGGAATACAAGGAATTCAGGGTATTCAAGGTGTACCAGGTGCAGTTGGTGGATATAGAGGTTCTTTTTATGATGTTGCAACACAATCTGTAAATGCTTTATCAACAGGTCAACCTGTATTAGTTAGACAAACAGATCTTTCTTGTACTAACGGGTTCAACGTAATCAATAACAGTAGAATAAAAGCTAGTAATACAGGTATATATAATTTTGCTTTTTCATTTCAATTACATAATACTGGTGGTGGTGGAAATGGTAATACTGTAGAAATATGGTTAACAAAAAATGGAGTTGCAGTTCCTGATACAAATACAAGAGTAAATGTAAATACAAATAGTCCTTATATTGTTGCTGCTTGGAATTTCTTTTTAGCAGTATCAGCAAATGATTATGTAGAAATATATTGGGGTTCAGATAATGATCACATAGTATTACAATATAATACAGGTGCAATGGGTGGACCAGCAATTCCATCAACAATAATTACTGTGAATCAAATAGGTTAGTAAAGTAAATTGAAAAATTAAAGTGTGTTTATAAAAATTATAAGCTTAATAAAATTTAAGTTTAAATTTATTATATTTACCAAATAATATAAACCAAAAAAATTTAATTATGACTCCAGCTGAAGCATTAAATGTTATTGAGCAAGCAGTAAATCTTGCTAACTTGAAAGGTGTGTATTCATTACCAGATGTTAATAAAGTATTGTTAGCACTAAACACTTTTCGTAATTTAGAAGAAGTAAAAGCTTCTATACCGGAATTAACTGCAGTTTCAGAATAATTCCTACAGCAGTATATTAAACCCTAGGCATAACTGTCTAGGGTTTTTTGTTTTTGTCAAATATTTTACTTATATTAATATATAGTCTAAATATTTATATCATGTCAATAGGGAACTTAAAAGATACTGGGAACAAAGGTTCTAACTTTCCATATCAATTAAAAACTTTACAAGGCCTTCAGCAAATTGCAGATGGTATTTCTGGTTTTGCACCTCCAGGAGGAGTTGCTACAGAAACTACATTAATATTAGTTGAAGCATTAGTAGAAACAATAAAAAAGAATTCAATATCTAAAATAGGTAGAATTCAAGGATCAGCTAACTATAATAGAGTTCTAGCATATAATGGTAATAATGATGTTACAAGTATTACACATACAGGAACAACAGAATATGGTGCAGAAACTATTATTGAAACTCTTACATATGATGCTAATAGAAATGTTACACAAATTCAATATTCATAATTATGAAAAATAAATATAACCCAGTATCTGGTGAGTTTGACTTAGTAAATTCATTACAAGATATAAGCTATGTACATACTCAATCAGTTCCCGCAACTACTTGGGTTGTTACTCATAATTTAAATACTAAATGTTCTGTACAAGTAGTTGATGAAGATCAAAATGAAATTATTGCTCAAATTGATTGGATAAATAACAATACTGTAAACGTAATATTTAATATTCCTGTTACAGGTTTTGTTTATTGTAATTAATTCATTATATTATTATATAACTTAAATAAAAATAAAAATGGCAGAAAAAAAGTTTTTTGTAGACATTAATCTACAAGGTAGTGCGTTAACTAACGCAAAAATTGGAACTAACACGGGTATTGGTTCAACGGAAGGTGCTTTTGGATATGATTCAGCTTCACACCGTTTACAATATTTCAATGGTACAGCTACTCAAAATGTAGCTAACTTATCTGATATCTCAGCAGTAACAGGTGGTTTGATCTTCCAAGGTGGATATGATCCAACAACTAATACTCCTGATATTGCAGACGGATCAGCATTAAAAGGTTTCTTTTGGGCAGCAACTGCAGCAGGTACTTTCTTAGGAGAGTCTGTACAAGTTGGTGATTCAATTGTTGCTAAAGTTGATAATGCTGGTGCAACAATTGCAGACTGGTTGATTTTACAAGGTAACATAGTTATTGCAACTGATTCAGTAGATGGTATTTCTCGTTTAGCTACACAAGAAGAAGCTAATGATGGTATTATTAGTGGTGCAGTTGTTATTACTCCAGCTACATTACAAGGTAAAATTGATGCTCAAATTACTCCTGAGATTAACGACAAGTTAAGCAAGCAAGGTGGTAGTATGTCTGGTGATATTCATATGTCTGGTAATCAAATTGCTGGTGCTGGTTCTGTTGTTACAGATATTTTGTCTGCATATATTAATGAAAATATTACTTTAGATAGTTCTTTAGATGCTGTAAATACTCAAACTATTATCAACTTACCAGCACCAACTAACGGTGGAGACGCAGCTAACAAAACTTATGTAGATGATAACACATCTAACAAGTTGCCATTGGCAGGTGGTACTATGTCTGGTACTATTGATATGAATGGTAATAGTATTAGCGGTGCTGATTTTGTTTCTGCTGATAGAATTTCAACTAATAACCTTGATGGTTATGGTTCTGACATTATAGTTGATAATGGCTTAGATTTTGGTGGTAACAATTTACCTAAAAATTTAACAGCTCCAACTAACGGTGGAGACGCAGCTAACAAAACTTACGTAGATGACCAAGATGCATTGAAATTATCACTTACTGGTGGTACTATGTCGGGTAGTATTGATATGGGTATGAACGAGGTTACTAATCTTAATGCTGTTAGAACAGATGAGGTAAGTAATCATGCTGGTACTGCTGGATTTACATGGAGTGGTGGAAATTTAAGCCTTGCTGGAATTAGTAAAATCACAAATTTAACAGGTACACCTACTCTTGGAACTGATGCTACTAACAAAACTTATGTTGATAATAACTTTTTATCAATCAATGGTGGCACACTAAATGGTGAACTTTCTTTAGATAATAATAAAATTGTTGACCTTGCTGCACCAATTAACGGAGGTGATGCTACCAACAAAACATATGTTGACGATGCTGATGCTCTTAAATTAGACTTAGCTGGTGGAACTATGTCGGGTGGTATTGATATGAATGGTAACGCTATTGACAATATTTCAAGTATTAGCGTAGGTGCAATCAGTAATGCTGGAGATATTGAAGTATATGGTACACTTAGGGCTAACAATGGAATTACTGCATTACCAGCTCCAACTGCTGACGGTGACGCTGCTAACAAAATTTATGTTGATGATGTTACTTCAGCTGCACAAGCTAATGCACAAGATAATGCTAATGCT